TACGTTGAGGTTCGTCTGCTGTGGCATAATTCTTTAGAACTGCAAAATAACTTTTATGTCTTCCTTTTGGTTTGACGATCTTGTTATAGATGGTCTGTTGTCAACGTAAATTATATTACCAGAGTGTTTCTTAACCTCTGGATTGGCAACACCACTCGTAAAGGTTTGTCCGAGATAGTATGTACGATTATTTATTACGGTAGATATACCGGAGAAGTTACTATCAATTGATAAATCAATGCCAGTCGTAGGCGTAATGGTTACTGCTCCACCAGTGCCAGGGGAAGAGGTAAACTCTTCTAAATTAAACCCATATGTTGGCTGAGTTTGTGCAGTTCCAACCGTATTAAATCCAGCAAGAGATCTATCTTGCCAATATTTAAGAACCCCAGTGGTTTGATCATAACTTACAACTCTACCAACTGCGGTTGTACCTGTTGATACAGTTTGGGTAAAATATGAATCTGCTGTAAAAGTAGCAGTGCTATATCCAGATCCAACTAATTTAAGAGCACCAAGAGCACTAACTTTATCTGCAGAAAGCACACTAGATGATCCAAATTGTTCTGGGTTTTCTACAACACCAACTCTTGCAATTTGATTTCCAGTTATAAAATCTGGATTATTATTATCATTTTCAATTCTAGAATAAAGCAAAACATTATACGCACCAAGTTCTCTATAGATGTCTGCACCATGACCACCTTGTGGGGGTATAATTACATCAAAAGTTGGTCTTGTAGTTCCAGTCGGAACTCCCCCTGCTGCCAAATCAATGTTACCAAAAGTATATCCAGATCCTTGATTTGAAACAGTAACAGAACTCACCTGTTGATTTCCATCAATTGTAATGGTGCATTCAGCACCAGAACCATCTCCTTTAATGGGAACGGAAGTATAAGTGGAATTAGCAGTTCCAAGACCAACACCTTTATTTGTAACTGTTACAATTTTAATTGATCCATCAACAGCGTTATCTCTAACAGCTTCATTATCTGTTGCCGTTGTCCAATCATTGGGAACTGGCATGTAGTCTGTTGATTCAAATTTTGCGACATCACTTGGTTTAATTGTATAAAGATATTTCCACACATAACCATCACCACTTGTCCCTGCGGATCTTGGTTCTAAATCGGTAAAAGTTGGTTCATCGAGAGAAGGTCTTCCAGAGGGATTATCAGGATCAATTCCGTTTTGAAGACAAATATAAACTCTAAAATCACTATTCATTACAAAATAAGTTGCAAGATATAGTGATGTTGATCCAGAAACTACAGCAGTATTTGATCTACTATAATCATGCCTATACATGTCATAAGTGGTTCCCGAAGACCAAGTTATCTTAGGTACAACTCTTCTGGCATCATCAGTATTAATTTTTTTCAAGGCAACCATTGTATTCCAATAATCATTTTCTTGATCAAAATTATCTTTAGGTGAAGGTGGATCTTCATCCCAATCAGTCTGATAATCCGCAGGATTAGTCAAACCAATAAATGAATAATACGAATTGCTGGCGTTAGAAACTCCAGCAATGAAATTACCAGCATTTAATATTCTAATTTGATCAGTTATAATGGCAGCCATTTTTAAGACTTTTTTACTTATTTATTAGAGATTAAACCACATAATTTTTAAATTTCAAGAAGTTTGATCTTGTAACCATAGTTGAGGTTGAAATACCAGATCCTTCAGTCAAACCAATACCACCCTGAGTGTATGCAGAATATGAAGTAGATTCAGATCTTCCAGAAATATCAATTCTTCCCCAACTATAATTTCCAAAGAAATCTGAAGTTGTTATACCTGATGTAATGAATTGATCAACATCAACGGTAACTCTTCTAACATGAGTAGTGATTCCCTGAACGCTGGTAGAGATAGAGACTGCGGTTCTAACTGCATATACATTATCTGCGAAGGATGTTCCTACGCCAACAGTGTTACCTGCAGGATCAAATGCAGTAATTGATGTTGCTCCTGCACCAATATTGGAATTTTTAACCACAAAGATATCATTTGCATTAAGGGAGCTAATTGTAACTGCAGTTCCAGCAACTTTAGTATCTCTCAAGAATGAGTCAAACGGAATGTGAATGTCAAAGATTAGTGATGTAGTGCCAACTCCAACATTTGTGGTTCCAAATCCAACAATAACACCACTATCACCAGAATATGAAACAACACTAACCTCCTCTTCAGTATATGATGGTGGAGCAACAAGAACTGGTGGAACACTTGTATTTGTATATCCAGTTCCAGCATTAGATAATGTAATGCTAGTAACAACACCTGCAGTAATTGATGCAGTCGCTGTTGCGGTAGTTCCCAGTCCAACAGATTGTGCTGTACTTCCGATTGTTACTACAGGAGCAGATGTATATCCAGAACCTCCATCAGAGATTGAGATGGAAGATATGGTTCCAAGTCCAGAAACTATTGCAGTAGCAGCTGCTGCAGTTTTTGATTCTTGAGATATAAATTTAATCTTATTTTGGAATGTAAGACTCGTATCATTTTCATTTTGAGAGTTAAATATGGGTCTCACATTATCAACATAAATTGCCGTTGATCCAACACCAACTGACTTGGTAATATAAGCACTTGGATTGATAACAGGTTCATAAAGTTCTCTGCTCTTACCAACAGGAATTTGGTCAATGAAAACATCTTCAGTTTGTCTACACCAAATAACTGGTCTTTCTAGAGTAACATCATCAGTATTTCCAGGTCCTAAGTATGGGTTAGTTCCAACTATATCTGTGGATTTGACCTGATCAACAACTCTTTCATCCTCATCTAGAGAAGATGCTTGTCCAACAGACGCATCATGCATAATTTGGAGGGTGTCTCCCTTCTTAACTGTTTCTATGATATTTCTAAAGATAACATCAGAATCACCCGACCCCTTATAGAATAAAATGTTTATAATATCACCAACTTTAGGTGCTTCAGTAAATGTTATAATACTTCCACCTTTGAACGTATAAGATTCACCGGGAACTTGGAGTATATCATTTACAAATATAAGAAGAACATCTTGAACATCAATCTTCGATCCTTTTCCAGAAACAATAGAAATAGAGTTTCCTGCTAGAGAAAGTGGGAAGTTCTTTCTGGATCCATCAATAAAATCTTCGACATTATCGAGTTGTTGTAATTCTCCAACAGACCAGCCAGAGAAGGAGTCATTAAAGACTTGATCTATGGTGAGTTTGAATTCATTTGCAGTTGAGAATGACGATGTTGTTGGTATTCCAGTGAGTCCACCAACTGGAACTGTCAATATTTCACCATTACCGAATCCATATCCAGTATTTGTAAATGTAAAGTCAATAACACTAGATCCTTGACCAACAACAATATCAACAACTGCACTGGTTCCTACTCCAACAGTGCTTGAAGAGGAATAATTTAAATGAATATTGGAGTAACTTAAAGGATCATCAAATACAACAAATGGTTGATTAGTTGCAGTATATCCAGTTCCTGGATTTGTAATTGCAACACTAACAATATGTCCGCCACTGATTGCAGCAGTTCCAATAAACTCAATATTTCCTGTTCCTGTGCTGGATGTTCCAACACCAACATTTACAACGGTTTGAATTCCAGCTCTATATCCAGAACCACTATTTCCTATACTAATAGAAGAGATAGTGCCAAGTCCAGAAACTATTGCTGTTCCTCCAGCAGATATTAGTGGTTGATATCCCAGACCTTCTTCAGATCCTACGGAAACAATAATTCCACCTTTGGGGAAACTGGAAATACCAACGTCTGGACCAAGCGGAGATGTATTAGTTCCTTGGAAGGCAATTGTTGAAATTCCAGAGGATTCATTGATTACATATTGATCAGATAATCCAGGTGTTTGGAATATACTATTAATCAATATAACTGCATTTTCGGTAGAGATGCCCGTTACATCAGATCCATTTTGATATAATCTAAATTCATTTTCAGTAGCATTAAATTCACTAGATATATCATCAAAGATGTAATTTTTGTGATATGCTTCATTTGAAGTGTTTGTAATACCAGACCTCATAAAACTTCTACCCTGGAAACTAGAACTTGTCGATATTCCAGTCCAATCTCTTTCATCTGGCGGATTTGTAGTAGATCCAATCGGAACATTACCAAAAGGTGCCTCTACAAAATTTAAATGGTTATCAACAATATTATAGTTACCAGAAATTTTGGTTACAAGTGTTCCAGTTCCATATCCAGATAAAACAGTTCCCAACCAAGGCCTACGCACTCTGATAGAATTTGTTGATCCAATACCAACACCTTCAATCTTCATTATTTCTGATCCTATTTGTATCAAATCAGATCCAAAGAAAGATGTTATGCCGCTGAATTTTATTATATTGTCAACATCCCTAACCCGATCAGCGAGAGTTGTTGTGACAGATGTGGCTACGACTGGAGATTGAATAACATTATCAAGGGCAACAACTACCTTTGCATTTTGATTTGTTGAAATAAATCTATGCGATGTTCCTATACCAACACTTTCAAGATCAACCACTTGAGGAATTGATTTAAGTGCGTTTTCTGCACTAGTGGCAATTTTAATATTATTGTCATCAACTTTAACAGCAAATAAATTTTCCCCAGGTAGGAAGGTAGTATCAGCAACACCAACAAAAGTTGTGGTTGCAATACCAACAGCAGATGAAGCTGTGCCAACATGTACATATCTAAGTTTTTCGCCACTTACAAAGAAGTGATTTGGAATCTTAATCGCATTAGTTGTTACATTAACAATATCACTATCATTACCAAGGAAGTATCTTTCAAAAATTGGTTCATTCTCATGACTTAATGCAAACTCTCTCTTGATGTCAGATTCCGTTCCAAAGTATTCTCCAAGTCCATCACTTATAGATGCATTTGTAAATTCTATAGAAGATGCAACCTCAGCATTTTCATCTACAGAAAGTGCATTCATATAAATGTTGACAACTGCATCAATACCTGAATTTGGAGTGAATACAAGAGAGACAGTTCCTGCTGCAGAAACTCTTGATCCAAATGTTCCTAAACCTGCGGCAGTTTCAATATTCGCATATTCTGTCATGTAGACTTCACGATCATTAGATGTATCAACATAATCATCAACTAAAACAATTTCAGATAATTGAGTTGATGTATTAGTGGTATCCGTAACTTGTGCTATAACATATGCACCATCATAAGTATTCAAATACTCTGCAACAGTGGTAATTCCAGGAGATCCCGATGCAGAAATACTTGTGGTCCGTCCCTCCAACTTAGATCTCTTAAGTTCAATCGTTCCTATTCCAGTAACAGTATCAGTAGAAAGTCCAACTGTGACCGTATTAATGGCACCCGTTGTTCCAATACCTGTGGCTGTTGGAATAAAATCAACCTTTAATGATGATCCATCAATATAAGCATGATA